CGAATGACGATAGACTCGAGTGGGAATGTAGGAATAGGGACTGATAATCCGAGTGCGGGGATTCACGTTAAACACGGAAGTATAACTACTTCTTCTGACTATTCAAGTTTTTTATCAAACGCAACTGCTAAAATAGTTGCAAATCATTCAAGTGAATATGGTATTTCGATTGGTTATGCTAATGCCTCAACTGACACTATTGGAATACAGTCTGGTAATACAGGAGCATCAAGACCTTTAAGTTTACAGCCTTTTGGTGGCAACGTAGGAATAGGTGCTACGAGTCCTGCTGAAACATTGGAACTCCAAAAAGCTATTGATGGCAATAATGCTATAAGAATTGTAAATACAAATGCAGGTAATGCTGCCAATGCAAGGATGTATTTAGAAAGCGATTCAGCAAGGATAGACATAGCTGCTTTTAGTTCAACATATTCAACGGTGGGTGCTTGGCAAGATGCAGGTGCAATTTCTACTGGTACTGCTTCAAGTAATGGGCTTTTCTTGAATGCACAAGCAGGGGGTATTAAGTTTATGACAAATATCACCGAACGAATGCGTATCGACTCAAGTGGCAACGTAGGAATAGGTACTACGAGTCCTGATGAAACTTTGCATTTACATAAAGCAGGAACAAATTATTTAAAAATAACAAATAATACGACAGGACAAGGTTCAGCAGATGGACTTATAATAGGCAATCTTGATTCAGACGGAACAGCTTTAATTTGGAATTATGAAAATGCTCCAGTTATGTTTGGTACTAACAACACCGAACGCCTGCGCATAGACTCGAGTGGTAACGTAGGAATAAATACTGAGAGTCCTCAAACAAGACTTACTTTGAAAGAACTAAATGTTTCTTCAGGTGGTGATAAGGATTTTATGCAATTTACATATCAAGGAAGCTGGGGTACTAATGCTTATGGTTTAGCTGGCATAAACTTCACTGATAATGCAAATTCAAACAATACAGTCGGAAGGATAGGGGTTACATATACTGGAAGTTTAGGTGCGTTTCAAGTTAAAAATTTATTTAATTCAAGTGGTTATGGCGGTTCTGGAACTGTCTTGCACGTTCAAGGCGATGGAAACGTAGGAATTGGTACTGATAGTCCTGTCGCATTATTACACATTAATGGTTCAGGGGATGCTATAAGAGTTACAAGTACAAATACGGGAGCAGGAGGTGCTCAAATAGATTTATTACATTATACTACCTCTCCTGCTGATAATGATGTTCACGGCGTTATAAATTTTGGTGGTTATTATTCAGGTACTTCATCTGCTTATGGTTCTGCAATTAAAAGTGTTTGGTCAGATGTTTCTGCTAAAAAAGCGGACTTGCAGTTCTTTACAAGGAATGATGCAGACTTTTCCCCCCGAATGACGATAGACTCGAGTGGGAATGTAGGGATAGGTGTTAGTCCAGTTAGAAAACTTGATGTTGATAGTGGTACATCTTCTGATATTGTGAGATTTGGAAATAATAGTGGCTCAATGACATTTGGGCAAACTACAAGTTTAACAAGTTTAGATTTAGCTACATCAAACGCTTACAGAATAAGACAGGGTGCTGTTGTTCCTTTTTATATAAACACAGATAGCAACGTAGGAATTGGTACTACGAGCCCTTCCTACAAACTTGATATAGATGGAGGATCATCATCTCCATTACAGTTAAATTCTACTCAAGATTATATGATAGGATTATCCAGATCCGGGGTATCTCAATGGTGGTTAAAAACTTATACCAATGGAGCATTTGCCTTACACGAAAACGGAGTAGGTGATCAAATATATATTTCAGCTGGAGGTAACGTAGGAATAGGGACTACTGGCCCTCTTGATGCCCTTCACGTTCAAAAAAATGGTGTATCTTCTTATGCAACAACCACAATTAGAAACGTTAATTCTACCGCATATCTAAATATTGGTGTTGGGGGTTCACTTGTTGCCGATAGTACTTTAAGAAATAATGCCTATATAATAGTCCCTACTGCTGCGGATTTAGTGTTTAGAACTTCTAATGCAGAACGAATGCGCATAACGAGTGGGGGGGATGTTTTGGTTCAGGCTCAATCTGTTGCTGCTGCAGGGTTATCTATAAGACCAAATGCCACCGCAGGCACAGTACAACAAGTATTTAATCGTGCATCTACAACGTCAACAAGTTATATCTTTGACTTTCAAAATGCAGGCACGACTGTTGGCTATATATCTTATAATAACACTTCAACAAACTATAACACTTCTTCAGACTACCGACTAAAAGAAAATGTAGTACCAATGGAAGGTGCTTTAGATAGAGTAGATGCGCTAAAACCGAGTCGCTTTAACTTTATTGCAAATGCTGACAAAACAGTAGATGGATTCTTGGCTCACGAAGTAGCCGAAGTAGTACCTGAAGCTATTAGCGGAGAAAAAGATGCGGTAGAAGAATACGAAGTTACGCCTGCGGTTCTTGATGACGAAGGAAATGTAATTGAGGAAGCGGTAATGGGAACAAGACCCGTTTATCAGGGTATTGACCAAAGCAAACTTGTACCACTATTAACGGCAGCACTTCAAGAGGCTCACACACTTATAAAAGATTTAACGGCAAGAATCGAAACTTTAGAAAACCAATAAATAACTAAAAAATGACTTACACTTGGAATAACAAAACGGTAGATACCTACCCTGATTTAGACGGCAACGCTGATGTAATATTCAACGTACATTGGCGATTAACTGGCGAAGATGAAAACGGCAACGTAGGAAGCGTATATGGTACGCAATCTTTAGACACAAGCGATTTATCTTCTTTTACCGCGTTTGACGATATAACCGAAGAACAAATCAACGGTTGGATTGAAACGGCAATGGGGGAAGATAGAGTAGCTGAATTGAAAGCTAACATTGACGCGCAAATTGAAGAAAAAATAAATCCTACGGTAGTAACAAAGCAAATTGGCGCATAATTTTTTTATCTTTGTATAAATTTTAAAGCAAACAAAAATGGAAATTAAAATTACACAAGAACAAGCGAACCAAATCACCGCGATTTTAAACGAATTACCTATTCGGGAACTTAATAAGGTGCAAGCCATTATTAAGATATTTAACGAAGGTATTCAAGACAACGAGGCGATCGAAGACGCCGAAACGGACGAAAATTAAATTCGTATATTTGTATAAAATTTAAAATCTTAAAGATATGCCCACGACTGGAGTATTTAATGGCACAAATTTAATCTTAAAAGTTGAAGACACCGCACTTGGTCACACTACAAGTTGCACACTAACTTTGTCAAATGATTTACCGGAAGCCACTACAAAAGATTCAAACGGTTTTCAAGAAGTAATTGCCGGACTTATGTCGGGTGAAATTTCTTTTGAAGGTCTTGTTGCTTATGACGATTCAGCAAACGCGATCGAATTGGCGGATTATCTTTTGGCCCGTACACAATTGACTTGTGTATTTGGAACCGCAGTAACCGGCGACGAAGTTTATACCGCCGAAGGTTTCCTTTCAAGTGTTGAAATGTCCGCCGAAATGGAATCACCCGTTTCGTATAGTGGATCAATCACACTTACCGGTTCAATTGCGAAGTCAACCAATTCTTAATAGATTAAGGTAAAATTATGGCAAACAAAAAAAGAGGGTATTATACCCTAACTATTGGCGGACAAAACCGAACACTTCATTTTTCAATGAATTTTTGGGCGGCTTTTACCGAAGAATTAAACGTACCACTTGACAAGATCGGAACAGTCTTCGAAAGTGGTTTGTCTTTAAATGGGATTCGCGCCTTAATTTACGCCGGACTTTTGGCTTATGACCAAGAAGAAGGAAATCCAATTGACTACAATATTTTCAAAGTCGGCGCTTGGTTAGAAGATTTAAACGCCAACGAATTAGAAGATATTATTGGCGCAATGATGGAATCTAAAATTTTGGGGAATGACCTCAATATGGGAATTGAACGAAGACCTAAAGATTCTTCAGCCACGGGAAAGCACAAGCCGACCCCCTAACGTGGGACACATTATTGGATTATTATATTGGGCAAGTCGGCATTCGACCGAATGATTTTTGGTCACAAACTTGGGCGGAAAATCAAAGATTGGGTGAGTCTTATAATATTAAGGTCAATTTTCAATGGGAGCAAACGCGATATTTGGCGACTATGATCCACAACGTAAATTGTACGAAGAAATCCCAAATGATAAAACCGGAAAAATTGTTTCCGTTGCCACAAGATAAAATGGTCAAGCCAAGCGGCCCGAAATCGACCATTGAAGAATTTGAAGCATTTAAAGAAAAAGCAAGACGTGCGGGGGTTAAAATTTAACCCCTATTTTTTTAGTATTTTTGTAGTATGGAAAATATTTTAAAGGTATTGATGACCTTGGATTCAAAGCAACTTGTCCAAGGTTTAAATCAGGCGCAATCTAATATTGACAGATTTAGCGGAAATTTAAAGTCAGTAGGCAAAACATTAATGACACGGGTAAGCGCCCCATTGTCAATTGTTGGCGGTATGGCATTAAAACAATCAATGAATTTCCAACGCCTTCGAATGTCACTTGAAACATTGGCCGGGGGTGCTGAAGCCGGAGGGGCCGCATTTGAAGAACTTGTCAAATTTTCCGCAAAGACACCTTTTCAATTAAATGAATTAGTAAAAATCAACAATATGCTAATGGGGTTCGGTTTGAACACCCAACAAGCGCGTGAATCTTTAAAATTATTGGGTGACGTTGCCGCGGTTTCCGGTGGTGACTTGACCGGTATGGCGGTTGCATTTGGACAAAGTGCAGCCGAAGGTCGTGTTATGACGCGTGACCTTTTACAATTTATAAACAATGGCGTACCGCTTTTAAAACTATTGGCCGAAGAATTAGGGACTACGACAACGCGTGTGCGCGAAATGGCTTCGGAAGGACAATTGTCATTCCCGCTTGTAGTTAAGGCATTAGAACGCGCGACAAGTGCCGGGGGGATGTTTGACAACGGTATGGAAAAACTATCTAAAACCCTTGCCGGTACATATTCAAACATAAAAGATAATTTAACAATCGCCCTTGCATCACTTGGCGATCAAATAGTCGAAACGTTTGATATTGAACAATTAGGAAAAGATTTTGTTGGATTTATACAAGATATTACCACTTCATTTAAAGAATTAGAACCCGCCACAAGGGATTTAATTGTTCAAATTGCAGCATTTGCCGCAAGTGCCGGCCCATTAATGTATTTAGCCGGTAGCGTAATTC